GGTAGTTACTGTGCCCGCAAAACCCCGGGCAAAGTTGCCTGTAAGAGCTTTTGATTTAACTGTAGTTACTGTGCCCGCGAAGCCTCGAGCAAAGCTACCAGTAATGGCTCTAGTACGGCTAGTAGTTACTGTACCGGCAAACCCACGAGCGGAAACACCCGTGATGGCCACCGTTACATTGGTGCCGCCCCAGGTGTCATCCCCCCATGTACTAGCGCCCCATCCGGCCATGGGTTACCTCCCTTAGAAAAAGGGGGTTAGACCGTGGTCAGACGAAGCAGCGCAGTAGTCGTAGTGTTCGAAGGCATCGTAAGTGTGAACGTGCCTGCGGTAACAGTCTGCGAACCAAAGGTATGCACGCTAACGGCCTTGTTACTCTGTGTTGAGTTATAGATCAACACACAGTCAAACGCAGTAGCTAAAGTCACTGAGGTGTACGTGATACTGGCTGAAGGAGTCCAGTAAGCAGTACCAGCGGTAGCTGATGTATTGGTCTGAGCAGGCACAGTGCCGTTAGTTACGGCAACGCCACCGGCG